ATGCAACTAGTCACACTAGATTTTGAAACCTACTACGATGTAGGTTTTAGTTTATCAGGTCTTACAACAGAGGAGTATATCCGAGATGCAAGATTTCAAGTCATTGGTGTTGCGATTAAAATTGATGAGGCAGAAACGTATTGGGTTACGGGGTCTCACGAAGTCATACAAGATTCTCTTAACAAAATTGATTGGAAAAACTCTGCCCTTCTTTGCCACAACACGCAGTTCGACGGGGCTATTCTTGCATTCCGCTTTGGTATCATTCCTGGTCTCTACTTGGATACTCTGTCTATGGCACGGGCTACGAACGGCGTTGAAGTGGGTGGGTCTTTAGGATACTTAGTCGAACATTATGATCTAGGTGTCAAGGGTACAGAAGTCGTTCAAGCTAAGGGTAAAAGGTTAGAAGACTTTAGTCCTACTGAATTGTCAGCCTACGCGGGCTACTGTGTAAATGACGTCAACTTAACTTACAAACTATTCGGCGTACTCGCACCTAAATTTCCTCAGTCAGAGATTGATCTCATCGACTTAACACTTCGTATGTATACACAACCACTTTTAGAAGTGGACGACGCCCTATTACAAGACCGACTCATTGAAGTCCAAGCTGAGAAGTCAGAGTTATTACAAGGTCTCATGGTTAAGTTAGAATGTGAGACAGAAGAATGTGTAAGAGCCAAGCTAGCATCTAATAAACAATTCGCAGAGATACTACAAGAGTTAGGTGTCATCGTCCCTACAAAGATTAGTCCAGCGACGGGTAAAGAAACGTATGCACTTGCTAAAGGTGATCAAGGCTTCTTAGATTTATGTGAACATGAAGACCCGTTTATTCAACAACTTTGTACATTATTGGTATTGGTGCACGTAACAAAGGTAAGCTACCTATTCCTCTTAAATACTATGGCGCTCATACAGGACGATGGGCAGGCTCAGATAAGGTTAACTTTCAAAACTTACCAGCAAGAGATAAGAAGAAGAAAGCATTAAAGAACGCGATCATTCCACCTGATGGACACAAAGTTATCAACGCTGACTCATCACAGATCGAGGCTAGAGTGTTAGTTTGGTTAGCGGGGCAAGATGATGTCGTGCAATGGTACAAAGAAGAACGTGATGTTTATTGTGAGTTTGCTTCAACTGTATACGATAGACCTATTACTAAAGCTAACAAGACTGAACGCGCGGTAGGTAAGACTTGTATTTTAGGATTAGGTTATGGTACAGGGTGGGCTAAACTACAACAGACTTTGAAATTGGCAGCAGGCGTTGAGTTAGATGAACGCGAATGTAAAAGGTTAGTAAGTGTATATCGTAATGTTAATAGCAAGGTGATTGATCTATGGCGTGAGTGTGAAGAAGCCCTACGAGATATAGCCTCATGGCCTAGTGGTAAACAACCCTATCCTATTGGTCGACACAATACGTTATACGCTACACCTCAAGGCATCAAGTTACCTAATGGGTTATATATTAAATATCCGGGTCTTACTTGGGATACATCAGAAGCTAAATCTAAATTTGTTTATAAGTCAAGACGTGGATTCATATCCATTTGGGGTGGATCTGTGGTAGAGAACGTGGTGCAAGCATTAGCTCGGATTATTATTGGTGAGCAGATGTTAAAGATTAATGAGAAGTATAGACCCGTCTTAACGGTACATGATGCGGTAGTGAATGTGATACCTGAGGTAGAGATAGATGATGCGATGAAGTTTATTATTGATACGATGTCAACCCCGCCTGATTGGGCTACAACCTTACCTGTAGCTTGTGAGGCGCACTTTGGAGATAGTTATGGAGACTGCTAAAGAACTACAATCAAGAAATGATAATGGTGCGTTTTTACATACAAAGGTTTTAGAAGACGGAGGATTGGAGTTACATAATCCTGAAGGAACAGGGATTAAATTATCTTCTGATCAAGCAAATTCGTTTGCAGAAAGTATGGGAGCAAAAAAGAAAGGAACTCATTTATTAGATGACCTTCGACCATACAGTATATTAGGTACACACGACATATTTAAGTCTGTTAGAGAAGGTATGAATGATTCTAAATTAAAAGAGCATGTTTTAAGATATTTTGCCGACATGGTTGAGATGGGAAATAAAAATAGAATTGTATCGTCTAAGAAAAATATTGGAAATCACATCGCCTCAACTATTTTAGAATATCCAAAAGTTATTGTTGAGCACCATTATAAAGACGACATACTTCAAATGGTTAAAGCATTTGATGAGGTAGAAGGTATTAGATTACCATTTCCGAAGCTAAACATTATATCTGGTGAGCTTATTGATATGGAAGATTCAGTAGTCGAAAGTATGACAATACATTCAAGATCACGCGCTCAAGATGGATCAGTTAATCTATTTTATAATTACATAATGAGTGAGCAACCTCATGGTATAGACGTAGATATATTTATGGCTCGTAAAGATGAAGGAATAGATGAACTGAAAGGATCATTATATATAGCCACTGGTGTGATTGTTCATGATGGAACTAGATTACAATTTATAACAGAAGATCATGGGTTGCAGTATGTTAAAGCTGCTCTTCAAACTTGTTTAAGTTCTGCAGTCGCTGCCATTTACATGATGACTATGGGCAAGAATAATTTTTATATGTCAGTACCTACGCCCGAAGAAGCGGCGACTAATCGTAAGCGTATTAGTAAGGGTAAGAAACCCCTGATTGAATTTAAAACGGCAGTGATTGAAGGCAAGAAAACTATGGTATCATCAACACCTCACGGTACTCATGCTTCACCTCGTTTACATTGGAGGCGCGGTCATTGGAGAACGATGAGTAAATCAGGTAAGAAAACTTGGATTGCGCCTATGGAAGTGGGTGACGAAGATAATGGTAGAGTTATTAAGACTTATGCTATTGGTAAATATAGTTTATTAGAGGCTAGATAAATGAGTTATTTTATGCCTGTGGTTACGAAGTCAACGATACGAGAAAAGATTATAGACCATTCAAGAAACGATCAGCCTTGGTTCCCATACTATAACTTTATAGCTAAGCCCGTACCTTATGAATTGCTTGAAGAAGATCCGTTTATTAAATGGTTATCAGGTCGGTATAAATATATTGGCGGGATTATTAAGGTAGACCCTTATACTTCATACGATTGGCATACCGATAGTAGACGGGGTGTAGGCATTAATATGATACTGTCACCTCAAAATCCGACGCTGAGTAAATGTTTATTTAAAGTTAATAGGAACGAAGCAACTACAAAATTTACTCAATTAATATATGAACCTGATGTATACTATATATTCAATACTCAAATAGAACATATGGTACTTAACCTCAAAAAACCTAGATATATGTTAACGATTGAGTTTCTTAAAGATAAAAACGAATTGACTTACGCACAATTGTGTCAAGATATAAAGGATAATTATGAAAAACACATCTCGAAATGATATTACAGGGGATTGGTTACAATCTAAACCAAACAATGAACAGTTTGAAAAGAACTTTGATTTAATCTTTAGAAAGAAAAAAGAAGTATTACCCGAGTATGAACTTAATAAAAGTACGGGTGCCGTACAGAAAGTAGATCATGGCGACACAACAAATACACAAGAGTAAACGTCACGCTAATCCGTTTAAAACAAAAACAGGTAAAGATAGGCTTAAGGCTTTATCTATGAAAGTATTATATGAGATGCTTGATAAGGTTCAAGAGCCTGGCAAAAAGCGTGCAAAGATAGCTAAAGAGATTGCAAGAAGAACGCCTGTCTAATGGCTAACTTTACGTGGTCTTACTCTGCCTTAAAAGAGTATGAGAACTGCCCTAAGAAGTATTACGAAATCCGCGTAGCACAAAACTATACAGTTATACCTAGCGAGAAAATGATCTATGGAACAGAGGTTCATAAAGCACTTGAAGACTATGTTAAAGACGGTAAAGAACTTGCCCTTAACTATTTACGTTTTAAACCTGCTGTCGACTCCCTTAAAGAAATACCCGGCACTAAATATCCTGAATATGAAATGGCTCTCTATAAAGACCGCACGCCTTGTGATTTTAAAGATGATACTCGTTGGGTACGTGGTATTGTCGACTTACTTATTGTTGATAATGATTATGCTTTTATTGTGGATTATAAAACTGGCTCTCATAAGTATCCCGATCCCAAACAATTAAGGCTTATGTCTTTAATGACCTTTGCTCATTTCCCTCAAGTCAATAAAATTAAAGCTGGATTATTGTTTGTCATGAATAATGTTTTCATTACCGAAGAATATAAAAGAGAAGATATAGATAGTTCATGGGATAAGTTTACTGTGTCTTTATCAAGACTTAATAACTCCTATGAATCGAATACATGGAACGCAAACCCTACTCCCCTGTGCAAATTCTGCCCTGTTAAGACCTGTGAATTTAACAGAACATGATATAATAGTGTATGCCTTACACAAAAAAACCTAGACCCTACAAGCGTGAATATGACCTCGAGCTCAAACGTGGTGAACACGAAGCTCGCATGGAAAGACAACGTGCACGTCGTAAGCTAGATAAAGAAGGTGTATCTCGTAAGGGTAAAGATGTAGCCCATGTTAAAGCACTATCAAAAGGTGGTTCAAACAAAGATGGCATACGTGTTGAATCCGCATCGGCTAATAGATCATTTAAAAGAAATTCGCAACACAAGTTAGTATCAGAAATTAGTACTAAAGAACGTAAAAAGAAGTAAAGTAATACTTGACAGCATTTAATGAGCGTGCTAAATTGCTCATTCTTAGTTAATGAATAGCGACCACGAGTCTTAGTTAAATGGAAATCATAGATAATACCGCAGTTAAACTTACCGTGCCTGAGCACATTGTCTCTCACATCACAAGCAATATTGAAAAGTGTGAAGTGTTAGAACATAAAGGCAATCTTACAGACCTTGTTGTATTCTGGGGTGTTGATGAGATGACCCGCCTTAACCAACTAATTTCATTTCGTAATAACCTACCATCACCTATCGTCCGTGATTATGATTGGCCGGGTATCTACAAACCATTTGAACATCAACGCGTCACCTCAGAATTTTTATCTATCAATCACCGCGCCTTTTGTTTTAACGAAGCTGGTACTGGTAAAACTTCGTCAGTACTTTGGGCTGCAGATTATTTAATGAGGCAAGGTAAAGTCAAACGCGTTCTTATTATATGTCCTTTGTCGATTATGTATTCAGCTTGGCAAGGCGATGTCTTTAATACGTGTATGCATAGATCAGTAGGTATTGCTCACGGTACTTCTACTAAAAGAGAAAAGATTATCAATGGTGATTATGAGTTTGTTATTATTAATTATGATGGCGTAGCTATTGTTAAAGATGCAATCATCAAAGGTGGATTTGATTTAGTAGTGATCGATGAAGCTAACGCATACAAGAGTCCAAGTACAGCTCGCTGGAAAACCTTAGCTAAAGTATTAAAACCTGAAACAAGATTGTGGATGATGACAGGTACGCCCGCGGCTCAATCACCTGTTGACGCTTATGGCCTAGCTAAACTTGTCTGCCCGCAGAGAGTTCCTAAATTTAGTATGGCATGGCGAGATAAAGTAATGCAACAGATTACAAGATTTAAATGGATACCAAAACATAATGCTAAAGACGAAGTATTCAAAGCATTACAACCCGCTATTCGATTTGCTAAAAATGATTGTTTGGATTTACCTGATGTTATGTATCAGACACGAGATGTACCATTAACTATTCAAGTACAAAAATATTATAAGCAGTTAAAAGAACAGATGTTAATTGAGACCGCAGGCGAATCAGTCAGTGCAGTAAATGCCGCGGCTAACCTTAATAAACTATTACAAATATCAGGTGGTGCAGTATACACAGATAAGAAAGAAGTGATTGAGTTTGACATTTCACCTCGTCTATCTGCGTTAAGTGAAGTGATTGCAGAGACTACTAATAAGATATTAGTGTTTGTACCTTACCGACACACGATACAAGTTGTATCTAAATATTTAGAGAAGGAAGGTATATCTAACGAGATTATTAACGGAGAGGTTTCAGCTACAGATCGAGGGCACATTATTCAACGCTTTCAAACTATGGACGATCCTCGTGTATTAGTAATTCAACCACAAGCTGCTTCTCACGGAGTGACGCTAACTAGAGCAGATACCATAGTCTTTTGGTCACCTGTGATGGGAGTTGAGACTTATCTACAATGTGTCGCTCGTATCGACCGTGTAGGTCAGAAGAATAAGATGACAGTCGTTCATCTTGAAGGGTCAGATGTAGAGAAAAGAATTTATAAGATGTTGCAAGGCAAAGTAGATTTACATACTAAACTAGTTGATCTTTATAGGGAGGAGTTAGAAGCATGAAATATTTAAATGATGAAGCAAGAGCATTTCCAAGTAATAATGATGCAGATAAATTTTATAATTGGTTAGAGAAAGGTATTACTATCAGAGATTATTTTGCAGCGAAAGCTATGCAATCATTAATCCAAGCAAGTACTACTTTATCTGAACACGATGAATTAAATTTTGAAAGGGCTCATACACTTGGTTTAGGCGCGGAAATAGATATACTTAGGGATAGGGATCATAAATATACATACCCTGAATATTTTGCAGAAGACGCGTATTTAATAGCAGATGCGATGTTAAAAGAAAGGGAAATATAATGAGCGAGCAAATCAAGTTAGATGAAATAGTACAAGCTTACTTGACAATACGTGGTCAACGTGAGAACATAGCAAGAGAGTTTGAACTAAAAGACGCTGAGCTAAAAGCAGAACAAGCGCAATTAGAACAAGTGTTATTAGAGCAGTGCAATGAAATGAACGCCGAGACAATACGTACAGGCGCAGGTACAGTAGTTAAAACATTGAGAGAAAGTTATATATGCAGTGATTGGGACGGCCTTAAGTCATTCATCATGGAAAACGGATTGATTGAATTAATGCAACAACGATTACATAACACTAACTTAAAAGAGTATTTAACTACACATGAAGGTGAAGGCATGCCTCCAGGAGTTAGTTCTTTTAGAGAATATAGTATTGTAGTTAAGAAACCTAGTAAAACTTAAGGAGTAAATTATGAGTAACGAATTAGCAATATTAATGCAACAAAATCCTGCCCTACTTCAAACAGGGCTAGACGCAGATACACTAGCGGTAGCTGGTGGTGGTGGTAACAATGTCACTAAACGTATCTCAATCAAAGGTGGTGTATTCCGTAAATATGCAGGCGGCGAAGAAGTTGGTACGATTGAAGACCGATCAATGAATGTAGTCTTTATCCGTATGGCTCACAACGCATCAAGAATGTATTACGCATCATCATACAAAGACGGCGAGAAGATTGTACCTACATGTTGGTCAAGTGATTCCCGTACACCTGATGCTGATGTAGCTAACCCTCCAGCAAGTTCATGTGACCAATGTCCATACAGCGTTAAGAATTCTGTAGCGGGTAATGGTTCAGCATGTCGTTTATCATGGAGAACAGCGGTGACAGTTCCTGGTGATCCAAGCAATGACATCTATCAATTAGTATTACCTTCAACATCATGTTGGCAGAAGGAAGATAATGGTAAGTGGGGTTTCAGACCTTATGTACAAATGCTAGCTAATAATAACATTGGCGCAAGTAAGATCATTACTAAGATGCAGTTTGATACTAAGTCACCTACACCTAAACTATTATTCTCGCCTGTCGGTGTATTAACACCTGAGCAATTAGCTGATGTAGAAAAACAAGCTAAGTCTCAAACAGCTGATAATTATATTAAGTTAACTGTATATAAACCTAAAGAAGAAGGTGAAGCACCTGCGCCACAAGTGGCTGCTCCACAAGCTCAACCTACTCCTGCTCCAGCAGTACAAGCAACGAGTGATGTACAGTCAGATGTAGTGATAGAGCAACCTACATTAAGAGCTGAGCCTGCGCCTACGCAGAAGCCAAATGATGTAAGTAGCATTGTTAAAAAATGGTCAGTTAAAACTTAAGGATAATTATGGCTAAGTGTTATAGTGAGAAGTTCTTACTCAGTTTAAATAGCCTTAATGCGAAAAGACTGGGCGTGCAGTTTGGTAAGCAGTGTGTAAAAGCCAACTTGCCGCCTGGTATGATTGCGGATTCATTAGGTGTGGCTCGTCAGTCAATTCATAATTGGTTCAGGGGAAAACCTGTACGAGAAAAGAATATTGATAAGATTGAAAAGTTTATGGAGATTATTGATATATATTTAGAGGCAGGAGAATTGCCCGTGTCAAGTACTGTTGATGCAAAAATATTTATTGATGCTAAAGTGATCGACAAACTATAAAAACGTAGTAGAATAGAATCCTCCCTAGTGAGCAATTAAAAAAACACATAGTTTTATGTGGCGGGAAACTGTTGACTAAAAATTTAGGAAACTGCAAATGATGAAAGAATTTTATAAGAAAGCACTGCCATCTACAGGCGTTTACTGTGTAGCTACGATTGATCCGATAGCTAAGATAACTAAACATAAATTCGTAGAAAATGTTGATGAGCTCGCAGAGTTTATTGAGTCAAAGAAAAATACACCTACCAACATCTTTGTTGCACTTAGTTCATTTAATGGGTACAGCCGCAAGGCTGATGAGGCCAAGTCTGTCAGGTCGTTCTTTGTTGATCTTGATGTAGGTGATGGTAAGGGCTATAACTCAAAAGACGAAGCAGTCCAAGCGATTGACCAATTCGTACTAGAACATAATCTTCCCCCTCCTGTTAAAGTAGACTCGGGAACTGGTATCCATTCTTATTGGCTTTTTGACAGAGATATTCCCGCGACCGAGTGGAAACCTTACGCAGAAAAATTTAAAGACTTTTGCTTAACGCATGGTTTAAACATAGACCCTGTAGTCACCGCTGATCTAGCACGCATCTTACGTTGCCCTGATACATTCAATCAAAAGACTATGCCTCCCTCACCTACTAAGGTTATGGGTGACGACTTACCTATCTATATATTTGATGAGTTTAAAGAGTTCTTAGGCAATCTTGAACCTAGTCTTGCAGATATATTACAGGCCGCACCTAAAGGTCTTAGTGAAGACCAACGTAAAGCATTGAAGCTAGATAACTTTGAATCTAACTTCGAAAAAATTGTACAATCAAAAGGTTGTGCTCAGATTAATTTCATTATGGATAATGTTAAGATATTACAAGAACCTTTGTGGTATTCAGGGCTATCCATTGCTCAACATTGCGCTGATAAAGAATCAGCAATACATTTAATATCGAAAGACTATCCAAACTATGATGAAAGAGAAACGATTAGAAAAGCGCAAGCCACACAAGGTATGCCACATTCCTGCGAAACATTTAATAATGTTAATCCTGGCATATGTACTGGCTGTCCTAGTCGCGGCAAGATCACTAACCCATTAGCGTTAGGTAAAATATTTAAAATAGCTGTCGAAGAACCGATCAAACCATTAGATCAATCAATGTCAGTTAAGACTATTGAGCATATTAAAGAACATGCAGAGGTAGTCACACGGGGTTTATCATCGTTGCCCGAGGCTCTCTATCCATTCGTATACGGTAAGGAAGGTGGTATCTATTGTATGCCTGCCCCCAAGTATGATGAAGATGGCGTGCCTATTCCTGGTGATCCAATATTAGTAACATTGTATGACCTATTCCCATTGAAACGGATTTATAGTCCCGCAGATGGGGATTGCTTGTTAATGAAAGCGATATTGCCAAATGACCCTGAACGTGAGTTTTTACTCCCTATGAGCAGAGTTTATGCGGTAGAGGATTTAAAAAAGATTATTGCGTCTCAGGGTGTTTTATTTAATACAGATGCCAAAGGAGGCCAATATCTTATGAATTATATAGTTAAATGGGGACATTACCTCACAAACAAAAATGCCGCAGAAATTATGCGTATGCAAATGGGCTGGACGCCTAATCAAGAATCCTTTGTAGTAGGAGAGTCAGAGCTATTACGAGACGGTAAGGAAGTTACATCACCGACATCGCCTCTATGTAAGAGTATAGCTAAACACTTAACACCTGCAGGTTCGTATGAAGCATGGAAAGAAGCCGCTAATAAACTTAGTAAACCTAGTCTTGAACTACATGCGTTTACTTTGTTAACTGGGTTCGGCTCAGTCTTAATGAATAAAACTTCAACATCAGGAGTTACTATATCCTTAACCGGTGAATCAGGTGCAGCTAAGACAGGTGCACTATATAGTTGTTTATCTGTATGGGGTAATCCAAAAGACCTATCGGTACTAGAAGCTACATCAAACGGTATGACAGGACGCTATCTAGGTCTACATAATATTCCATTTGGTTTAGATGAAGTAGGTAACATTATTCCTAAAGACTTATCACAACTGATTCACAAAATCTCACAAGGTAAATCTAAAATTCGTATGCAAGCATCAGTCAATGCAGAACGAGATCATGAGATGTCAGCTAGTTTGATTGCTATATTTACTTCTAACCAGAGTATGTATGACAAACTTAGTATACTTAAAAAAGATCCTAATGGCGAGGTTGCTAGGTTAATTGAGTTCTCAGTGCGTAAACCTCAAGCATTCCATGACGAGCCTACACTTGGTAAAGAAATCTTCGATAAGTTTAGGTTTAACTACGGTTGGGCTGGACGCGAGTTTATCTTTGCTTTGTATAAACATAGTGAAGACCAAGTTCAAAAGATGATGGATAAATGGGTTGACCAATTTAGAAAAGACTTTGGCGAAGATACAGCTTATCGATTCTA